ATTGCACCTTGATTGCTTACCTCATAGCCATCATGAGGCTCCCGCATTTTCAGCCAGACCTCCATCACGCCTCCGATCCAATCTCGCCACCGATGGCGGCATATCCTGCTGCGTCTGTGGCTGAGTCTACGTGTGCTGGGTTGGCCTTCATGCGCGCCAGCTTGAACAGCGTCATCATCACGGCCACGTCGTGCGGCGTAATGTTTTTGCCAACGTGCGCGCTCCAATAAGCGGATATGAGGCCGAAGTTATTTTCGACATCTCCATGCGTCGCCGCCCGGTCAACCGTCACGCAATGCTTGGCAGTATCCAAAATCTCGCCACGCTTCATGCCAGGTCTCCCGGTTTGATCCAGTTGGCGGCATCGCGCACCATGTCGAGGCCGGTGATGTCAGCGAGGCGATTGCGGTAAACAGCCGACGGCACGATGCGGCCCTTCATCCAGCGCGAGAGGCTGGATTGCGCGACGGGAATTTTATCGGACAGCCAGCCGAGCTTGCGCCCGTCCTTGTCCGCCCATTTTCTGATTTCGAGTTGAGCCTTCACGGCGTCCTCCTGTGTTGCGATGCTCTCTGCGTATTGCCAAAATATTTTCGCGTCAAGCGCAATTTTTTGCTTGCGCGGGATGAAACAGGCTGTATGGTGAGGATACGAACTAACAAACAAGGAGACGAAGAGATGACCCACAAAAACGCCATTTTCGTTAGCATCGGGCGCGATGCTTACTCCACCAAGTCAAAGGCGCTCGTGTTCATCGTGCAAAAAATGGCTGATTGGTCCACACGGTATGGCGTTTTCTTCCGCACTGAAATTCGCAACGGCAAGCGTGTGGCACAGTTTACCATACACGCATTTGGACGCCGCATCATCAATTTGGCGTCCGCATGACCATCGAACAAGAACTCAACAGGCTGGGCGTCATCGCCCGGCCAGCCCCGCCAGACCACAAGCCATCCGCCGCGTGCTACGCGCCGCCCCAGTGGAAACCAACTTACCCCGGCGAAGAAACGCCGTTTTGATAGGAGACAGACCATGACCAAGGCACTTCAAATTGCGGCACTGCTGGCCACCATCGCCTCAACGGCTGGCGCAAATACATCCACCAACTGCTATTGGATCGGTAGCACTTACACCTGCACCACGGTCGGCGGCGGCACCTATTCGACCACGCGCTGCTACACCATCGGCAACACCGTGCGTTGCAGCACCTACTGATAGGAGAGAAACAATGCGTATCCGTGACATCGCCGCAGACCTGATCGGCGCCATCGCAATCTTCGGCCTGCTGTGGGCTGGCTTCGTTTTCGCTCACGGCATGGGGTGGTGAGATGGCAATCAAACTCGGAGCCGACGACACCCACATCGTGCTGACCGCGCTGTGGGACTACCGCGAGACGCTGACCAATATTCTTGTGACCAGCCCAGAGATTGACGAAAGGATCAAGCGCGTGGACCGCCTCATCGAAAGCTACAAGAAATCGTTCTTCGCGCTGGATCGGCTGGGGGTGAGGTGATGACCATCGAAACCCTCCGCGCCTACATCGCGCGCAAGCAAGAACAGATCGACGATCTAGAAAAGAGATACGGCACGGGCGTCCGGCCGGGTTGGGTCGGCGAGGAGATCGCAATGCTGACCTTTTACAAACAGGACGCCGAAAACGAAATCAAGAGACTGGAAAGTCAAGAATGAACCCTACCGACATCATCATCACCAACACCCTGCCGACCGGCACCGGCTTTGCCATTGTCGCGGATAACATCCAGGAAAGCGTGTTTGTGCCGTCACGCGTCATGCACGGGACCGATCTGCGCCCTGGGGACCGCACGTCGGCTATCTTGGTGCCGAACCACACGCGACCTGACAAGACGCCGTGGGTCGCCATTTCGCTGGTCAACGCGCAGCCAGCATCCGCGCCTGTATCACAGACTGATACATTGGCAGAACTCATCTTGGACGATCTGCAAGATGGCCGCGCGACGGTCGAAGAGATCGCCGAGAACCTGAACATGGCCGACGACAAGATCGCCGCGAAGCTGGCGGAATTGGTCGCGTCTGGCGACGTGGTGCGGCTGACCTGCTTTGACTTGCCGGAGGATGTGGCATGATGTTCTGGCGCAAGGAACCAAAGACCATGCCGCACAGAGACGTGCAGGCAGAGGCGGCACTAGGGATCAGCAACGCAGCATCCGTGCTGCCGCCCAAGAGGTTCATGGACTTGGTCTACTGGGCCATCATCACGAACCGCCAGATCAGTGTTGAGGACATGGACGCGCTGGCCAATCGGTTGTCGCGGGCGGCTTGGGAACGGGGGCGGAAATGACCTACGAAGAACTGGAAGCATCGCTGCGAAGCCTTTTGAAAGGCAAGCACTCAAGCCTCACGATTGGATTCAACGACGATCACGCCAGCAATTACGTCACAGCCGAGGGGTGGCGTGACGAGTATGGGTTCTACAGTGGGGATGAGCGCGACATCATTACTTGGGCATCTGACGAAGAGCGCGAAAAAGCCATCAGAGAAAATAGCGTTTGGACAATCCAGTGGTATCCGCTCACGCCAGTAGGCTTTAACTGCGTCGGTGCGTCCAGTCTAAAGTCCGCCATTGAGTTTGCCTTGAAGGAGTTAGAATTATGATCGACATGACAAACAACCGAGTGCCTTACGGCCTGCTGACCGACGAAGAAAAGGCCGCGCTGCATGAGCATGAGAAGGCGGGTGGAGAGTTTGAGCGTTATGCCCCAGCAGACCTTGGCGGGTGGTGCTACACCCTCCCCGAATGGTGTGACGAAAGCATCTACCGCACCGTTCCCCTGCCCAAGACCCAAGACGTGATCGCATGGGAGAAGCTGCCTGATTGGGTTGAGTGGGTGGCGCGGGACGAAAATGGATGGGTATGGTGTTACCGATTGGAGCCTGAGGTTTGCACTGGGGTGTGGTCAAGCCCGAGCGAATATCACCGCCGCATCGACGACTTCCCCGGCATCTTGCAGATCGGGACAGTGTATTGGAAAGACAGCAAACAGAGGAGGCCACGGGGATGAGTGACGAAGAACTGGTGAAGCGGCCTCTTGACGAGGAGTTCGACACAATGATGGAGGTGCAGCGTGATCCTTACGGAGCGTGGCAAGCCATCCAAACCCTGACCGAGCAACTCGAAGCCGCCCGTGCTGACGCCAAGGAGGCCGAGGCTTATGCGGAGGAGTTGGCGGGGGGGAAAGCGTTGCGGCGGATTTCGCCGTCCGATCTTCACGCGGTTTTTGCGCGCAGGGATGAATGGGCATATGTTAGCCCAATGGATGAAGGCAACTGCGTCACCTTAGACGGCGATTTCAACTTTTCTCAAATAGCTGAGGACATCAACGCCGCGCTGGCCGAGATTGAGGGAGAGAAGGGATGACTGACGAAGAACTGATTGCACGGCTGCGGAAAGACGACACGGATTTTTGGCATTGCGAAGCCGCCGACCGCATCAAGGCCCTGATCTATGAGTATGATGGTCGGATGCCTCTCGCCGCTGCCATCGGTGTTCTGCACCTTGTGGCGGACGAGATCATCAGGGACCACGACTGATGACCAGAGCCGCCAGCGACAGTCCCGCCGCCCGCGCCCTGCGCGCCGCAGGCTATGTCAAGCTGCCCGGCTGGTGGGTGACGCAAGAACAGGCGGACCTTGTGGAATACATGGCCCGCCAAAACCTAGACAAGATTAACGCGATAAAGGAGAAAGCAAATGCCAGCGCGTCGTAAGCACATCACCAGAGACATGCTGATCGCAGCCAAGGAGAAGGGTTGGCACATCAGCCTGACGGCGGCCCACTACGGGATGCACAGGTCAACGATCAGCGCAGCCTGCGAACGGTTTAACATCGTTTTGCCGCTGCATCCGTTCTCTGCCCAGCGCGTCAGCCCCAGGAGCAAGGTTTGGGTTGACATGATCGACAGCGAGAAGAGGCCCAAGGTGAAATTGTCAGCCAGCCCGGCTGCCATCGAGCGCGCCTTGCGCAAAAAAGCCGAAGAAAAGAGGTTGCAGGCTCTGGGATGATTTGATAGCAAGATTACAGAGGGGCGCACCGAAACAGGTATCGACTTGGGTCTGTTTGGTATTGGTCGACGATCAGACTGCGCTACGGCTTATCTTCAACCATCGCGCCCCTCACGACTATTCCGGCATCCTGTCGATCGGGTCTAGCGCCCTCAGAACAAGGCCATCAGCCTTGTGGAATGTGATCGACTGCAAAGCCCGCCTGCCGCCATAGCCCATTGAGGCCGCATAGGCATCAGGCGGGCAGAAGGCGCGCAGGCTTTCATAGCGCAGCGGCCCGAGGTCTTTCGCATGGTCGTGATGCACATGGCCCGTTAGATAATGCCGGTGGCGCGTTTCCGACCAAAACGGGCAAACATCCGACAAATACAATGCCATCTGCTGCGGCTTGCCCTTGTCGCCGTGGTGGGCAAAAATCGCGCACTTGCCCCATTGCATCATGAACAGGTCGCGCGGGTCTTTCTCAATATGAACCCGAGTCTCGTCCCGATACCGCTCTGCCAGCGCAAAATTGAGCGTCATGCCGGAATGCGGGTCGTGGTTGCCGCGCAGCACGCGAACCATCACCCTGGCGTGCTTCTGCAACAGCTTGTGGATCGTTTCGGCGATAATGCCAATGCCAACATCCAGAACCTTCCAAAACCGCCCGTCAACGTCCAGCTTGTGGCGGTTCGCTGGCGTCTCGGCCCGGTTGTCGTCTGCATGGAAGAAGTCGCCGCCGATGATAAGAACGGCTTGCTCTGCGGCTGGGGTCAATGCCAGCACCTTGGCGAAGGCGTGTCGCATGTCCTGCGCCGCGTGGCCGAGGTCATAATCCTGCGAGCCTGTCTCGCGGCCCCAGGCCAGCATCCCGACATGCGCGTCCATGAGCGGATAGACCGCGCACAGATCAGCC